CATCAACTGAATCCCCCGGAAAATAAGTTTTGCCACATGATGAGAACATTACTTTGGCAATCATTCTACACCAGCATATAAACATCAACAACATGACCATCCAGAGCAGAATTCAGATCAATGGTATTTTTCTCAATCTCATCAGAATCACAAGCAACCGTTGGTGCTGTTCCTTCTTTTGTATTATTGAGAAATGCCATCAATACAGTGTTGTGGGTAAGGAGATACTTATTCCCCAATTTGTCAGCCCACCCGATTTTCACGGTATCCCCTTCGGTTACTCTGGCAGGAACTGATATCTTGGTGATGGTCTTGAAAGCATAAGCACCTTCAACGGTTGTATCACCATTCAAAGCGATTGTTTCACTAATCACTTTATCCAATGCATTTGTTCCGGTGATAACAACATTCCCTGTCAATGATCCACCTGCTTTTGTCCCTGTAATACTCAGATTTCTCGGCACAACAGGATTTTTAATTCCGGTTTTAACATCTTTTCCCGCCTCATCCAAAGTAATGGCAGAATGAACTCCATCAATATCAGCCGCTACTGCCTCAAGTGCAGAATACTGAACATGGGCAATAAAAGCATGATCTTGGGGATCACCCGATATCTTTGATCTGATCAATTGTCCCATAAAAGGGTTATATGGATACATCTTCATACCTCTCTTTCAAATAAGGATTTCATTTTCGATCTTATGCCTTTTTGATAACCAGTGCAGAATTCTTCAACAACAACTTTCCATCTGCAATCATGATTCCCTTGTCAACAATCTGGTTCAAATCTTCATCCGTGTATTTCCGGTAGGAATACTGAAGGTTTGAATTGATTGCATATCTTCCCAGATCCGCCAGAATACCAATCACATCCCCTGAAGAAGCATCATCGAAATTTCCAATGATATCATCTTCCACCAGAACAACTTCCCTGCCATTGAACCGGGTGATTGGATCACCTTCCACTCCAGAAATATATCTGGCGATAGGATTTCCATTCGCATCCACCATTCCATCAACATAGGTTTCAAAAGTTCCATTCGCAACAATCAGAATTGAACCCTTCTTATATGCTAATGGCATTTGAGCGAAAATTCTGGTTTTCCAATCCGTCCAAGTACTCATCTGATCTGAGGTCATGGTGATTGCGGTAGGAACACCCGAATCAATTGCAATTCCCAAAGGTTCTCCAGAACCATCTCCCCTGACAATCGCATAATCCAATGCTTTCCCGAATGCTTCACCCAGAAGCGATGTGATCTCGGTTTCAAACATAGGTAACGAAACAATTGAAGCCAGAAGGGATGTTGCCAGTTTACACTCCAACCCATAATAGGAGAAAGTAACTTTCTGATCAATATCCATTCTCTTTCTCTCTGAAGGTGATCCTTCAGTAATCCATTCAGCGGTGGGTATAAGGTTCGATACAGGGAACTGCAATCCAGCCGGAACATTGGTTTTCCGAACTCTTGCATATAACTGACCATAAACCTTCATTTCCCTCAAGATTTCATTTGCGATTGTGGTTGGGATAACTGATCCCAGATAAGAAGCACTTGAATAAGTGTCGCTTCTCATTTCTGATCTGAACTGTTCCGGAATCCTGATTCCTCTTTGAACAAAATCTTTGAATGCTTCTCGGTATTCCACCGAACCAAAAACATCATTCCGATTCTCAGGAGTTTTTTTCGGTTCAATTCCTTTCAGATTTCCGATAGGATTTTTTCCCCGATCTTCCTCAATTGCCTTCTCTTTGTTTGATTCAGTGATCAATTCCTGATCCCTGCTCTCCAGCATCTGAATCTCTTCATTGAGCTCTTCAATCAAGGAATAAGCTGTCCTGATTTCATTCGGATCACTCAATTCTTTGATTTTGGTTCTCAACTCATCAATCTTTTCTTTTTTCTTCGCAATCAATTTCTTCATATTCATTTTCCTCCTAGTAAATTGATCTCAAATCGAACACGATCAAAAACGACTTTATTTATCTTTGCAGGGGTAACTTTCTCCAAAGTTCTGGCTTTCTCCAAAGTCATTCTGGCATTATCCAATGCCTCTTTGTCCCTTGCAGTTAATTCTGTTGCCTCATAAGCAGGATAGGTAACAGCACTAACTTCCATTATTTTTTCAAAGCTCATGATCCTTCTCAATGGAGTATCCGATTCCATTTCACTCCATTCTTCTCTTTTCACCAAAAACTTGAAACTCATTCCATCCAAATCTTCTCTTTGAACAGCAGAAAATAGAGCTTTTGATTCAAGATTCTTTTCGATATCCAGCATGGCTTTGATTCTCAATCCGAATATCTGATCAATGGTCAATTGCATCGTTGAATTCCCATTGTTCCTTCTCGATCTTGCAAGAGGTATCTTTCTATCATCATGATTCACAAACAAAGCAACATCAGTCAGATCACATTCTTCAAATGCTTTCTGATCAATAACTTCCCTGAAATACCCCCCGATATCTGCAACAACATTGAAGGGAATTGCCAATCCTTCCAGAATCCCCCCTTCAACTGCTCTGATTTCTGACTTAAACGTCCTCACTATTCTTTCATTTCCCATTTTCTATTCCCTCCCCTTCCAGATCCGCTTCTTCCGAAGCCTTTCCTTCAATCATGATTTCATTATTTGATTCAAAACTTTTATTTTCCAGCTTTGATTTGTTCAATTGATATTGATCCGCGATCTTTGAATTGATCCAGTTCAAACTCATATATCTTGAAGCTCCCCATTCTCCACCAACCGGGGGTATTCCCAGAATTTCCAACTTCTCATCATTGGTCAACAATCCCTGCTCTCCGGCACTCTTCACCATTTCCAATCTTTTCCCCAAACTCATCTGCATGATCTTATGGGTATAAAAAATGATTTCATTCCCGAATGATAACTCTGTCGGGGTGAATAATATTTTTGTGAATCCCTGTGAAAAAGATAAAGACAATGGCTCAATCACTTTCTCATAGAATGCTTCCTTCTGTTCATCCGTTGCATTCCCATTCAGCATTTCTTTCGATACTCCAAACCATCTTGTAATCTTTGATTCAACAAACTCCAAAGTATCTTTATCAATCAACTTGGGATCAATCTTGAAATCATGCAGATCACCAGTCAAATCCAATCCGATTATTCCCGATCCCCTATCAATCATGTTCCTGATTGATTCCACTTCTTTCTCTTTTTTATCATCAGAAAGAAGGGTATTGATCTTATAAACTGCCATGATCTGATTTGATACTTTGACTGCCTTTTCCAATCCAGTCAAGATTGTTTCATTGATATTTAAGGTTTTCAATAAAGAGGTATTGTCTGGTTGACCATCTTTTCCGCCTCCAGATATGTCATTCATTGAGAACTTCTTTCTCAGGTGAATGAGTGTGCTATATTCCAGCGTTGTTTGCTCTCCATTTTCAAATGTAAATCTAACGAATAATGTTCCTGATTCATCTTCCAGATATTCTGTATTGCTCGGATTAATAGGATATAAACCAACTAACCATCTTTGTTTCATTCCTTTTCCATCCAGATAATAAACATATCTGGGGAATATAAAACAATTATAATTCAGGAACAGAATCCATGTGATCTTCTCAATAAAATCCTTCATTGTCATGAAAGGATTCGGATTCTTTAATACTTTTTGAATATCTGATGAAGGCATATTCTGAACTCCATCCCTCACCAATATATGTTTCGGATTCAATTTTGTTGCTTCCGTTGCAATACAATCCACACACATTTGCACAATATCATTGGCATAGATATTATTTCCGAATGAAGAGAAATATGAGGCATATCCCTGAAGTAACTTCGCCTGAACAACATTTTGCCTTTTGAACTTTAAAAAATCCCAAAATGATGCCATCTATTCCTCCTGTTTAGGTTTTATAGCACAATTCTCAAATCAATCAATATCTTTCAATTTATTTTTTTAAATATAAGAACTTATTTCCCCTTTGTTTTCCTGATAACCAACATAGCACAAAATCAATGAAATCATTCCATCAATCTTTCTGGTTTTATCTTCATTCACTTTGATTGGTTTCATCTTTCCATATTTATCAAATTCAAGCCCTGTATTTAAAAAACACCATTCATCAACCGGGTTCTGGTTATAATTTATCAACTTCTGTTTCAAATCCATTTCGATCAAACTCATTGGAGAAGAAAGAACATCATTTCTCATTGGAATTTCTTTGATTCTCAACTTCTCTTTGTTTGATTTCCCCCATTGTTTTAAATGCCATCCATCAATTGAGAATTGCATCACCCTCAAATTCAGATCAATGATAATCTTTTCAATGGTTCTGGTGATCATTTCCAGATCATTCTCATTCCCGGGTGATACTTCCAACAACCCTTCCCTTTTCCATCTTTGAAATCTTTCCTGCTCTTCTTTCGTTCCCATATTCAATCTGATTTCCGGGATGAAATATTTCTGAATAATATATTTAGTTTGTTCACCCTTTTTCAAGCACATGAACTTGAGTGATGCTAAGTCCGTTGTTTCCGCGAAATCGAATCCCCCGAATGTCAAACATCCTTCCACTTGTTTTTCATCGAAATTAAGCCCGTTTCTTACATCATCCAACAACAACCATGCTGTGGCATTGGCAGTTTTCACATTGAAATCTTTGCACAACACAAAAGCCCTTTTCTCGGTTGATATTTTCGCCTGTTTAACTGAATCCATCAGATTCGCTTCTCTTTTGATTACTCCCATTGAGGGATTTGCTTTCATCCAACTCTTCTGATCATTCCAAACTTCTTCCTCATTATCCTGTCGGTATAGAAATCCAATACAGGTCGGATCAATGACTTCCCCTGACAATATCTGTTCAATATATCTGATTTCCTTGTCCAAATATCCATCAACAATAAACCCTTCTGTGGTGATATTTATGAATTGAGGTTCTTCTTTTGAACTCATTGATTGTAATATCGGCTCAACAATCTTATTATCTTTCAATTCATTGCTTTCATCCAAATACGCCTTGTTGATATTCTTCCCCTCTTTGTTCTTGGTTCTTTCTGATAACTTGGTAACTGTTGAATTATTTTTCACATTCAGAACAGTAGTGATATTGGAATGAAGATACTTTTCTTTCGGATCAAATTTCTGAGCCATGTTTTTGATTTCATTGAATACAATCTTCGCTTGTTCATCGGTATTTGAAGAACAAACAATATCAGTTCCCCCTTCTCCCAACATCAATTCTGTAACTCCATCTGTCGCTGTCAATGTTGATTTCCCATTCTTTCTTCCAACCAACAATAAAATCTTCTTGAATCTCCTGATCTTCCTTTCATAGGGTAACTGGTAATAATTCTCATACCCTTTTTTAGTCCAATAGAACGAATAAATCACTTCAAGGAATGCCTTTTCCCATAACATCAGATGTATAGGAATATTATTGAAAGGGGACTTTGTCTGTTTGCAAAACTTCTCCATGAATTCAATCCGTAAATGGGCTTCTCTGGTATCATAAACAAAATCATCATTTTCCAGATCCGCGATCAAATTCTCATATAAAAACCTGATATCATTCCCGACTATTATTTCCCCTGATCTGATTCCTTCATAATACTCCAACAAATACGATTTTCTCATCAAATCCCTTTTATTGGAACAACTATAATCGGATTATAATCCATCTTTTTCTTCTCTTTTTTGATATTGTGTGAACGATCATTTTTATCAACCCTGACAATCTTTGAACCCCATTTCTTCTGCAACATCATCAACTGTTCTTCTTCCCTTTCTCTGTTCCGATAAGTAGCACATCCCCCTGCCTGTTCCGATTGTTTCACTCTATAAAAATACCTATTCACCCTCAACACTTTCCGATACATATTCAACTGCTGAAGTGTCATATCATAATCTTCTTTCAATGGCAATCTTTCATCGAACCAACAATTGTTCCCTTTCCTGAATACGGTGAACGGTGCACCAATAAAAGATGTCATTGAAAAAGGACTATATTCCCTATAAACCTGTTTATCCTGATTGATATTCATTCCCCATAAATAAACTCCCAAATCTTCTGCCATGATTGAATACTTTTCCAGAAATACCATAATCATTTCGGTTGGTATTTTATGGCTTACCCGATCCTGCCAACAATACATCCCTTCCATATCATCATCAACGGTACAAACAAAATCCATCCCTCTTTCAAACTCTTTTTTCAGGATGTAATTCCTGATCCGGCAGATATTCCCCTGAATCCCTTTATCAACAACAACAATATCTGTATTCGGATTTTCTTTTCGATATTCTTCCTCTTCTTCTCCATCAATCCACACCCGGGCAAATGGTATATATTTCAATGTTTCAACAATAGGTCTTTTATATGAAGGAATATTGATTGATATCTTCATGATATCTTCCCGAATTCTTTTCTCAATTTTTCCAATGCACTCTTTCCATTGATCACCCTTCCAACTCCCATCTTTTTAAATCCGGGTTTTGAATCCAACGATTGAACTGTTTTCAATCCGAATAATGTATAGGCATTCAACCAATCCACTCCATCATCAAAATATAAAACAACATAATTCTGTTCTTCCCCCAATTCTTCGGTGAATTCCACTTCCGGAATTTCCTTTTCTTTCTTCTCCATTTCCATATCACCAATTCCAGCCAAATTCAGATCATCCAGATTCATATCTGAAATGAATTCCACCAACTTCTCTTTGTCCACTTCTCCTGTTATATGATTCAAAGCAAGGTTGATAATCTTCTCTGTTTTGAATGGTAAATCTTTTCCCTCTTTGGTGATTTCAATGCACTTTACCTTTTCAATTCCCAATTTCCTCACAATTTTTAGTCTTTGATTTCCCCCGATCACCACTCTTCTTTTGTTTACGATCAACGGGTCAATGATTCCGAATACCCGAATCGAATCTTCCAACTCTTTCAACTTCTTCAATGATATTTTTCTTGGATTCCCCGGGAAATCTTTCAAATATTGTGTTTCCACCTGAATATCTTTCAACTCAATCCCCAGATTCTTTATTTTTTCCAGATTCTCATCCATTTTGTTCTTCCTTCCTTGTTTCTGCTTTTCCTTTGATCCAATTCTCAAAAGCATCATCTCCATCTTCCACTTCTTTTTCCATCATACGCGATAACTTTGACAACCTGTCTGTTATCTTCATTTCCAAATCCTTCTTTATAGTGTAAATCGGCATCTTTGGTACTACCTTTGTAATACCACCGTATTTCAAATATTCTTTGTTTACCTTATCCAAATCTTTTAAATCCTTCTCCAGCAATATCATCAATGCTTTTGCAGATTCATTTTGTGATCCCATGATTCTTTTTTTTAATTCAATTATGTTCATGATCTCATCCTTTTTTTATCTGAATTATCTGATTTTTTAAGCAATTGATCTGAATTGAAACTTTTCATTGAGAACTTTTGAAAATATTCCAAAATTTTGGTTTATATCCTAAAGACGTACCCACCCCAGATTCTAAAATATTTA